CCGCTGCAATCTCCCCATCCTTAAACCACCGGATGGAAAAATCATCCGTCACATCCACCGCGCCGGAACGCACACAGGCCGTCAGCGTCGTACTCCCCTTCCCATTCTTAAATACAACGCCATTCGTAGAAACAATACTGCAAGAATAACTCTTATTCTCCCGGATCAGCCGATCCATCTGCGCAAGCAGCGTATCCGACACCTCCGCAGTCAACTCCCTGACATTCGAATATCTAGTCTTATTCCTGGACGGCTCTGTAAAACTAATCTCCTGTTCACTAATCCTGACGCTTAAGTACAAAACCGGTGCAAACTCCTCATCCTGGACCGTAAACGTATCACCAATATCCGCCTCCGTATACCCCTCAATCTCATAAGTCACCTTCGGCACACAAAGCTTCTTAAGCTCCGCCAAAGCCTGCCCATAAAGCGTATTCACATTATCCGTATCAAAATCCCATATCTTACAAATATACTTATCCGCAACCGAATCAATCGTGTTCGACGGAAATGCGTCCTTCGCCTGTACCGCAAGAATATTCCAACTCCCCTGCGGGCTCTCAAACTCCACCCTGCCATCCGCATCATACTCTTTTTTGTCCAGGCTCCGAACCGTCAGTCCGTCTCTCCCAAATGGCCGGATAGCCGTATACAGCTCCGTAATATCCGAAGTCTTCGTAACCCCCTTCACATTCAGGCCATACCTCAGAATCTCATCCGAACGGTTCCGGCCAATCCCCTGGACACCATCCGTATGCTCCTTATAAACATTCATCTCAATCCGGTTCAGCGTATAATTCGGGTTCATCACCGGAACAAACTCCACCTCGGCAGAAAAAACATTCGCCAGGGAAAACAGCCTTGCCAGAATCGTCTCCGACCCAGACCATTCATGGACAAGCCTCTTATCAGCCACCTCATTCAACCGGACCGTCAGCATATCCGCAAAATTAAAAGCCCGGACATACTCCTCAAAACTCATAGCCCTAGGCGCCTTATACGCAGCCGTCGTCTCATTCAAAAGCTCGAACACAAGGCCGTATGCACGAACCTCTACCGCATACTCCGTCCGCTTCACATTCATAATATTCATATAATAGTCCCTGCCATTATACCGGAATGAAAGTTTATTCCCCACTGCAAGAAACTCAGAATCCGGATGCTTTGCAGAAGCCTTAAAATCAAACGTATTCGATGTACCTTCCAAATAATTGTGAAGCAGGTCATCATAAAAATGCAGCGCCTCATCCACACTATTATCCATAAATCCACACACCGTATCCTGCGCAGTCAGAATCGCAACCCTCACATTCTCCATCATATCCATGCCTCCCTAATCCTCACTTTCACCTCCGGAGCCGGATCCGAAAACTCCGAATAATAAAACTCCACCTTCGTCATCCCAGGTTCCGCCTTAAAATACCGGCTCCCAAGAATCTCATCATCCAGGCTTGCAATACCATTTACAAAAAGCTTCGATTCACTGCCGTCCACATACAGCTCATCCCCAGACGCATACCTATTCGGCACATCATACCAAAATGCCACGTCATCCTTCCGGAACCTCAGGTACTCCGCAAACATCTTTGTAACCAGATTCGCAGCGCCCCTTGAACCATACTGCAGGTACAGCAGCGTAACCGAAGCAGCCTTAACCCCTGCCATAGCAGGATTCCGGTACTGATACTTCTTCCCGCCAAAACAGAACTCAAACAGTTCCCCCGCCTTCCTAATATACACCGGCTTCCTGTCATTCCCGGTAACACTCCAATATCCAGGCTCATACTTCATCCTGCCAACCTCCGCGCCGTTTATCTGGAATATAGCAGAACACAAATTTGCCGCAGTCGTACTCTTCACAACATGGATCGAAGCAACATGCCTCCCATTCGCATCTCCCACAACCAATTCCAACGCGCCCGTCTGCGGAACCTTATCCGTATTAAACCAAAACCTGGACTCCAAATAAAAATTAACCGCCCCAGCCTCCCCATTCGAATCAGCCGGCAGCGTCACCGACTTTGACGCCCCGTGCCAGGCGCCGCCGGAACCAACATTATCCAACGCCAGGTACTGGATCCCATCTCTGGTAACAGCCCGGAACGACCCATTTAGCGGATACTGGTTATTCGCATCCTGGACGCCGCCCCCGGAAGCCATTGCATTCAGCCCCGCATAGCCGGACAGATCCACCAGCATCTCCGACTTATTTCCCTGCTGCACATCGCACTCTTCCACCCTCCCATACTGGATCACCCCATCATCGCTAACAATCCCAATATAGCCGTTATCGTGGTAGTGCTTAATAAAATAATCAATCGCCACAGGAACAGAACCGCCATTCACAATATACGCCGTCAAAACCCCATCACTGGTAAACCCCGCCAAAAACTCCTTCTCCGCCACAGCATACTTAAACGGATCCGGGCAGTGGAGGACAAACTTTCCAACCGTACTCGTCCGCCCCTCATCCGGCAAGCTGACAGCCGATTTCGTGCCAACAAAATACTTATCCTGCTCATCCCGGAAAACCAGCACCGCATTCTCCACATCCAAAATCTTATTAAGCTCATTAAACCTTTCCTGCAGCATCGAAGCAGACGATGCAGTAATCTGGAACTGAACCGTAATATCCCTGGGAGGGTATCGCTTATATAAATATTCACTGCCATTCTTAGAACCAACCGCAAGCTCTTCTAACTCCGCATTCAGCATCTCCCTGCCTGACACAGACAGCGTCCGGTACCCGCGGATGCGCTGTTCCAGATATTCTCCATTAAATTTAAGCGCTTCGGAAGGGAGCAGCGCGTCTCCGCCGCCACTCTCAACCGTATCAACAAACGCATACATCTACCTCTTCCCCTTCCTGTAATTACACATTTTCTCCATAAGCTCCAGCTCTTCCTTAGTGTATGTAGCAGAAGCCTTTGCGATCTCACGGCCTTCAAGCTCTACCGGGACAACAATCGTATAGGTGGCATCGTGGCTGTAACTATATTCATCACTTGCATAAAAAGACGGACTTCCCATATTGTTTAACATATGCCCTATATCACCTGCAAACGCTACGCGGCTGGCAATTTCCCCTGTCGGGATTGCAGCGTCTGCCAACTCTTCCGACGCCGCCCTCACCTTCTGGATATCGTTCAAAAGCCCTAACACAAAACCTTCTGTCGTAAATCCGCCGATTTCTCTCGTAATTCTTGACGGAGAGCCAATCTTTAACGCCCTCTCCATCGTAGCCGCCACCTGGCTTGCCACCCTGTCCGCCGCCGCAATTGCAGCGCCGGAACCTGCATTGATTCCATTTGCCAGGCCAATAGCGGAATAATATCCGGCACTATAAAATCTCGGCTGCATAACAGATAAAGCCGAAACCATGCCAGATACACCATTAGACATATTGGCTTTTGCTTTGCTCATTCCAGATTTAACAGCACTGTCAAGCCGTGCCATTCCAGACTTTCCTTGATTTTCAACCGAAAGCATCCCGGCTTTAACAAGCGCACCCATAGAATTCATACCCGCATTCATCATACTCTGCATTCTTGCCGTACCTGCAGAAACTGCGGAAACCGACACTGACATCCCGCTTTTCACTACGGACGACACTTTTGACATGTTGCCGGATGCCACGCCCGACATCCCAGAAAATGTATGATCCCATGCAGCCGCAAAATCAGCGCCATCCATTGCTTCCCGGACTGCCCGGATCACATTGTCTGCCATCCGGACCGCCGCGTCTGTTGCCATGCCGCTATCCATTAACCCCTGTGCAAGCCCTGCAACCAGATCCTGCCCGATACTCTTAAATAATGCAGAAGGGGAATGCGTCTGGGTATAATCACGCGTACCATCCTCCACATTTTCCCCCAGGTTCCCTCCAGAATCATACGCATCCCCAGCACCGGCATCGATACCCCCTGTAAGCCCTGTCGTAATGTCATCCCCAATCGACGCCCAGTCAGTCGCCGCAACCGTCTCCCTCAGGGACGACTCCGCCTGCATAAACATCTTCTGTATCCCTTCTGGAATGCTGCCATCATCGAAATCCCAGGCCTGCATAAACTTATCCTTCGACAACTGCCCGCCGGCTTCCATTGTAGACGCAAGCGTTTGCAGCTGCTCGTCGCTTGCACTAGCCAGCGCCGCCACATATCCCGCGCCCTCCGGCCCCATTTCAGCCAGGTCATCCAGCACGCCCTCGCTAAGATTAAGGTTATCAAACCGCTCCCGCAAAGCATCCATGTTATCCCCATATTCCGAAATGATACGCTGGTTCTCCTGAAGGTTCGCTATCATCTTATCCACAGACAACGTCTGTTTGTCAGACAATTGATCAAACATATCCGTAGCCTTATCCGCGTACCCCTGCCACGCTTCGCCAAGCGCGCCCACCGTTTCCTGGTTCGCCCCCGTCAGGTCTTCCAGGCTGGCCGTCTGGCTCGCAATGCTTTCCGCCAGCGCAGCCTTCTGCTGCTCCTGCGCAGTTTTAACCGCTTCCGTCTGCTCCGCCTGGCACTGCTCCATAACCCCAGTCAGATATTCCTCTGTTGTAGCAAGCTCCTTCTTTTTCTCATTCAGTTCCTCTTCCTGCTCCTTCAGTTCCCCTGTCGCCTTATTATATTCATAAAGAACTTTGGGGCCGGCCGTAACAGAATCCTGGTATTCCTTTTCTATGTCATTCCGCTCACTCTCAATAGCAGCAAGCTGTTCATTAACCTGCGACTGCTCTTTCAGGATCTCCGTATAGCGCTCCTGCGCCTCCTGAGCTTCCGCCTGCTCATTGTACGCATCTACTTTCGCCTTGATCTGGTCAGTAGACATACTAAGTGCATCATTTTCCGCATCATACTGCAGGTTCAAATCATCCATAGAACTGTTCAAAGCTTCCACATAGGACTGCAGCTCAGCTTTTTCCTCAGCACTTCTATGCTCTTTCTTAGCCAGCTTCTCAATCTTGCCTGCAAGCTCATCATTTGCAGATGCTTGCGCCTTAATATCTGACACAGTCTCATCATAAGCCTTCCCTGTTGACTCTAAAGCTTCTATCAAATCCTTTGATGAGCTTATGGTCTCTTCTCTCCTTTTTCTTGCTTCTGCCGATTCTGTATCCAGCTTCTCTAATGCCTTAGAAACTCCCGCCAATACCGCAGCCAACGCTGCTACTGTTGTAATGACTATCCCTATGGGATTCGCGCTCATTGCTTTATTCCACACCATCTGCGCTGCCGCCACAATGCCCAATTCACCCGACAAAACCCCCAGCATGGCGGTCTTTGCCGCTATCGCTATAGTACTGACCGTCGCCGCTTTCGCCCCAGCCGTTTCCGCAAGCGTATTCGCCCCCTCCGCTGCCGTATTCAAAGCTGTCGCCCTCGTATCCGCATTCTCCGCCGCCCTTTTCAACGTCTCCGCCCTCGCTGCATCCCTGTTTGCATTTGCCTGTGCTTTTGCCGCGGCGGCTTCCATCTTGTCTGCTGCAGCCTTTAACCCAGTCGCTTCAGCCCCTCCTGCATCCGCAAGCGCCCTCGCTTGGGCAGCCGCCTCAGAAACCTTCTCCGCCGCCGCTTTCGACTTAATCGCCGCCGCTGACGCTACCGCAGATTTCCGGCACAGCTTATCCGCAAGCTCCGCTGCCTTATCAGCCTTCGCCCGCGCCAATGCAGACGCTTCAGCCAGCCTGCTTGCGTCCGCTGCCGCCCTCAGCGTTCCAACAGCCTCCGCCATGCCCTTTCGCAGTTCTGCCGCCCTGCTGCTAATGTTCATTGCCGCTTTATAAGCAAGAAAACCTGTTGTCGCCGTTCCAAGAACCGGAACAAGCACATCCAGGTTATTCACCAGCACTTCAACGCCTTTCGACGCTACAGAAAAAGCTTGATTAATGCCAGACGTAGTGTTTTCAATCATCTCCTGAAATCCCGGAAGTCCATTATTCGCCAATGCATCATTAGTTGAACGGATAATCCCTTCCATTCCCCTCGTCACTGCAATCTCCATATTGGTAAGGGAAGTACCGATACCCGCACTTGCCGCAGATGCCCTCGCTGCAAACCCGTCAACGCCGCCGTCCAGCTCTATAAGCTTATCATTCAACTGATCAAAGGTAATCTGCCCGGACTGTATCGCAGCATATAGGTCTGTCGTCGCAGCAGAACCGGCATATCCAAACGCCTCAGCCAAGTCCCTAAGCGCAATGCCCATCGTCTCCTGCAGCGTACGCCATGACATGATGTCCACCGTTCCTTTTGACAGCATCTGCGTGTATTGTACAAGTCCTCTGGACGCATCAGCCGAAGAAGCGCCGGACGCATAAAAAGCGTTATTCAAAGCAATAGACGCATCTGTTGCTTTTCCAAGGTCGCCCGTCAGCATCGCCAATTTCTGCGCAGAAGCTGTAATTTCATCCAAGGACGTCGGAACGCCTTGGATCCCATCCGACAGCTTACTGATTGATGCCTCAGACTCCTCAGCGCTAAAACCAATCTGCTGCATTACTTTAGGAAACTGGTTCATAGTATCAAATCTCGACACTGCCCCAGCCAGTGAATTCTTCAGCGTATCCACTGCCATTGACGCAACCTTGAAAGCTCCAGCGCCTTTCATGATATTCGTTATACTGTTGGACGCTTTCCGGCTTGTGCTTTCAAGATCCTCCACAGAAGCAGCGGCGCTCCTCATCTTGGATGTAAATCCATTATCCGCTACACTCAGTACCGCTTTTGTGCTATAAGTTTCCATGCGCCCTTTTTCCCTCCTTCTGCTTTCTCAACAGGTTCACGATCCCCTGCTTCTTTGCCCTGGCAAGCCTGCCTTCCTCGCTTTCGCCCTCTAATATATCCCGAATGCACTTCTTATGATCAAAGAACTGCCGGAATGTCTTAAATACCGGTACACGCTTATGTTTTCCCTTCTTCTTCATAGCTTGCACATTCCAGTTCAGCCACGCCTGCAGGTGGATCTCATATTCCCTGTCCACCTGCCTCAGCCGATAGGCCGTCATACGCATATCATATTCATAAAGCGTCATCCGTCCGATCTCCGCGAAATCATTCATCCCAAGATAACGGATGCTGTTAAGCACGATCTCCTCATACTGCTCCGCCGACCCTTTTATTTCTTCAGAGTCTCCTTCTTTGCTCTCAGGGCATCCTCCTCGGCCTTTAGAGCCTTTTCCAACTCCCCCATCTTAATCCTCGTGGCATTGGATTCCTTTAACTCCTTAATCACTTCATTAAACAGAGACTCCACATCCTCCGCCTGGTCAATATATTCATCAACCTCTTTCTGTACAGGCCTATTTTCTTCCGTACAGGTGCCAAGGAATAAAAATTCTGAAAGTGCAACCAAATCTCCCGACAAAAGAATCGGCACCTGAGTCTCAAGACCGAGTCCGAACTTTACCGTACCGCTTTTATTCATTGTATAATATTTCTTATCAAGCTCCCGGACAAACCCTACCCCAAACTTCACCCTGTAATCTGCTCCCTTAATTTTTAAAATCATAGCCCAATCTCCTTTCTGTGCGGCGCTGCGCATAAATCTATTAACAGCCCCTTACCTTTGCCGGCGTATAATAAGAGGACGCTGTTACACGTCCCTTACGCCCCTGATTTCTGCGTATCCCTAAATACATACTCCGCAATCTCCTGCTGCTCCACCGTTACGGTCACGTCGCCCTTCTTCCCGGTTCCATTGATTCCGAACGTTAATGAACACTCCACATAATCCTCTGCAGATGAAGTCTTCTCAAATTCCGTCAAATATCCCTGGAAATACATTCCTTTAAACTTATTGTCACCGGATTCCGCCGGTTCCTCCAAGTTCGCCTCCCAGATCTCAATCAGCTCATCCGCATCCATTGCATTCTCCAGCTTCTCAACCATCTCATCGCCTTTCGCAAGAATGCTGGTCGCAGTAATCTCCACCTCCGCAGTTCCCGGCGTCCGGATAGAGCCGTCCTTCGTTGCCGTCGAATCCGCATCCTTGCTCTTCGTCCTCCCATTCTCCGTTGTAAAAGCAAGCGTTGTACCGTCACTTGTTGCTTCATCCTTCAAAAGCCGGTACAGATAAACAATCTTCTTCCCAGATACCGCTTCTGCAAAAAGCTGTAAATCCATTCTTTTCATAATCTCTTCTCTCCTTTAACTAAATTTATACTCCACTTCAAGAATACCATGAAGCAGAGGCGTTTTCGTCGTGCCATCCGGCAATACCCTTTGACTGGCATTGCGTAAATCCCATGCAAAATTCGTGGTATGCTCCACCTTCCTGCATGCCTGTTTGACTGCCAGCAACATAGCAGACACCGTCCCCCTGTTCTTCGGCGTATTACTCCAGACATGGATCGTCTGGTACACATTGCCGAACACAGCAGTCTTATTTGCATCATCTGTCTGCTGGCATTCCCCCAGATATACAAAAGGGTACGGCGTTCCTTCCGGCGGCAGAAATCCGTCGTACACGTCATACCCCAATGCCCGAATATTCAATAATAACTCTGTAAAAAGCTCCTGCTGCGGATCCAATCCGATCACCTCACTTTGCAAGCTTACTCATATCACTCCTAAACTTCTCCTTCTGCACCTGAAATGCAGGCCGCATAAAAGGCTGCGCCTTCATAAAGCGCGTTCCCCATTCCACATAAGGGGCATACTCTGCCGCAGCATTCGATTCCGCCGTCAAGCCGTCATCCCTGATCTCCAGCCTGATACTGCGCTTCAGGTTTCCGGTATCCACCGGCGCATTCCCCTGCGCTCTCGCCTGTAACTCCGCGCCGTTCTTCTGCACAATCTGTTTTGCTGCTTTCATCTGCGCAGCATCAGTCAGCCTCCCCTTAAGTTCTTTAACCCCGACCATCTTTACGCCTGCCATCACTGCACCTCACTTACCACAAATACCTGCTTAACCCGGAAGTTCCTGGAAAAATCAACCCGGTATACCTTATCCCCGATCCTGATGCGGTCAAACCTTCCCCGGTACTGCCTTTGGAGGCGTACCACCCTGGCTCCCTGCTTAACTTCACCATAAACAAGATTCAATGTATCCGTTCTTGCATCGGTAACATCCGCATACCTCTTTTCCTCAACAACAGCATCTTCCCCATAATTCCCGGTTGCAGCCTCATAATTCCCAGATACAACCTTCTGAAAATAAACCGGAGTATCATATCTCATAAAAACCGCACCACCCCTCTTGTATTATCCTGCTGCTTCTTATTCCATACCTCAATAGCGGAAAGATACGGGGAGAGATCATCACCGTATGTAATACTCTCCCCTTCCTGGCTATAGCTGGACATCCCTTCATTTCCAATCCTGTTATACCTTGATACAGAAAGCTCACAGACAATATATGACAGAGCCTCCGGAACTTCTTTTAAACCAGACGGCAGATATGACAGTACCTGCTGTTCTGCATTTTTAATAATAAGCACAAGCTTTCTGTCAATATCTTCTTCCGATATATCCAGCAAAAGCTTTACATCATCCAGTACCGCCATGTTTTGCGCCTCCTATTCTGCGCCAGAATTCTCATCAAGTTCTGCGTCCGATTCCTTCTTTGAATTCTTAGCAGCCTTTTTCTTCTTCGGAGCTGCTGGCGCCCCAGAATCATTTTCCGCCTCTTCCACCAGCTTAATCAGCGGTACCCCCTGCCCGTTGCCGTCTCCGGCCAGCTCCGCAATCCTTTCCTCAGACACCTCTCTGCCCTTTCTTGGGAAAGTATCTCCTACGTTATATTCAAAATAAACCGTCCCGCCCTTCGTCTTTGTTGCATCCTGCAAATCGTGAAATCTTTTAATTACCTTATACATACTCTTTTACCTCCTATGCTCCTGTCGTAAGTAACTTTGCTTTCGCAACTGCTTTCTTATTATCCGGAAGGATAAACTCTCCGGCTCTCCCTGCTCCCTGCAGAGCAACGCCGTCAAAATCCTCAGACTCAATTGTTCTCGCAGTATTGATTCCTGTAAACGCCTTCCCAATACCAGTAATATATGCATAGCAGCACTCATTATTTTTGAACAACCCGTCCGGAACTTCCTGAATAATAAAGCCTTTAAACTTCGTCACCTCATTCTCCGCTACGCTTGCTGCTGAATTCTTTGCAGTAGTCATTAACGGATGATTAACGATCGCATTATAAAGGCTGGAATTTACCTTCGCAGCCTTTGTGCCAACCGCCTCAATGTTGTTAAAATATGCCGATAACGTATCAAACAGTTCCAGCACATTGTCCGCAGTATAATCCGCAATAGAAACCTCCTTTGCGGCAGAATCGGAAATAAACTTTCCATGTGCTTCATTAAACTTTGCAGTCTTCGCTCTCGCCTGCAGCTCCAAACGGTCTGCTATGGCGGCATCAAAATCATTGTTTACTGTATGACGGTCAATCCCTTCATGGAATACCCATTCCCAGGTATACTTGACTGGAGTGTTGGAGTAAATAACCTCTGTTCTCTCACCAAACCTGCTGGACTTTCCTGTGCCTGTACCAAATGCTGTATTTGCATCTTTGTCATACGCAGACCCAACAACCACCGGAATATCTGACGTTTTCACATAAAAGGCCGTTTCATTCTCCTGTACTCCATCTAACGCCTCAATTCCTCCGCCAAAGAAATCCGCAAAATACGCCTGCTTCTTAAATACTGCTTCCAGGAGCTTTTTAAACTCCATCTGATAGCTTCTTGCCGGCAGATCATTATTTTCACCTGCCGCAAATAACTGTAAGTCAATCTTTCTTTTCTTCATAATCTTCCCTCTCCTTCATTACTGATACTTTGCAATACGTTTATCAATTTCAGACATCACGTCGCCACCGCTGCGATAAGACTTCGGCGTTCTTCCTGTCGCCCGCTTTTCTTCCTGAAACTTACGGTCCTCCTGAATGATGCCAACAAGCTTACCGATATTCGCTCTTGTTGCATCTGCATCCTCACCTACTACAAAATCAAGCATGTCCTGGGTTGCAATAATAGAGTGATCGGCCTTCATAATCCTAGCAGCTTCCTTTGACAGCTCGGCTTTCATAGCTTCTTGTTTAAGCCTCTCTATTTCCTTCTGCTGATCTTTGATTAACTGGTCGCTTTTCTCGGCCTCATACTGCTTCTTCTGTTCGGCATTCATTTTTGCCAATCTCTCGCCCTCTTTTTTCGCTTCCTCAAGACTGGACTGATACTCCCCGTCCAGTTTCTCTTTCTGCGTATTAAGCGCTTTCGCAACCCTGCGGTCAAACTCCGCCTGATTTTCAGGATCCTTCAGGAAATCTTCAAAGCTTTTACCTTCACCGTTTCCGTTGTCCCCATCACCTTCTCCGCCGCTGCCCGTTCCATCTCCGGCGCCGGTTCCGTTGCCATCTGCCCCGTCTCCTTCACCACCTGCAAATAGCTGCAGTCCCATCATCACCTTTTTGAATTCTTTGAATTTCATTTTCTTTCCTACCTTCCTGCGTCCACTGCATTGCCAAAGCCCCACAGCATCCGCTTTAAATTTTCATAGTTTCTTAAATAATCCGGACATTATCCGGGAAATCATCAGCAATCAAACAGACGCCAATGAAAAAGGAATCCACCAGAGTACGCGATTTCTCCGAAAGATTCCCATAATATATATCAGCCCTTCCGGGCGATATCCTATATTTAATTCTGTCCTCTGCCAGACTATCAATAGACATCAACAAAGCCTGTGTAAGCGCAGAAACACCGGCACAGACAATATCCTGTCCAGGCGGCGCATGGCCGGCATGGCCGGATACCTGGATATAGTTTTTTCTAACTCTTACTTCGATCATATGCACCTTCCTCCTTCATCAGAAAAACTAGCACAATAAAACCACCGGCCATAACGACTGGTGGTTCTTACTTTTTTTCCTCAAATTTTATTCCATTATTACATTCACTCTCTTCTGAATCCCACAAAATATTATTAGGAATATCTTCTGGAAAAGCATCACAAGTATATGATTCTTCATGAAACCATTTACAAAATTCACATTTCGGCAATGACAGCATTATTTTTTCCACCTTTCTATATATGCCCTGATTAGGATTTCCGCCTGTAAAGGTATCTTTTCGCCATTTCTGTATCTAACAAACGCTTCGGCCAACGACTCATCCCCACTCTTCCTCTTATCAGCATATCCTGATACTCCACCTACAAATAATTTTTCAACTATAGCCTTTTTTATTTTGTACGAATTTTCATCTTTGCAATCCTGATACATCATAATATGCGCCATTTCATGAGCTACATAGTCCTCGATACTCTTGCCGGCAAAGATTCCCTTAGAATACCTAGAAGCTATTCTTCTTTTAACTGTATTGTAATCAATATTAGAGTTAAGCGCAAGTGCAAATTTTAGCTTCCCCTCTGCATCAATATATGGCCCAGAACCAAAGATATCTCCTCGGTTCATTTTTTCTGATGTAACAGTTGACAACTTTATTTCATATTCCTCCTGGAGTTTATGAATTGCATTCCTTATTTCACTCCTTAGACCATTTGTCATTCCTTGGATACTCTTATAGTCCACATCATCAGAAAGCTTCATGATATCTAAGATGTTTTCATAACTATTGCCCTTCTCTTTCCCTTCCAGCCATTTCTCATACTCTTCATCATCTATCCAAGCCGCCGTACTGCACCGGCAGTTTGGGTGCATCGGCGGAGCATTCTCCCCCGGCATCCTGTCCTTTACTTTGAAATGCTTCCCATCCAGCTTCCTGCATTCCTCGCAGGCACTGGCGCCAAGAGCGATAAACTCATACTTCTCATACCCGTTCCGCTCAAACGACTGCATCTGCGCTTCCACCTGAACCCTGGCCAGCTCCGTCCGCATTAGACGTTCTGCATTACTCCTGCTTACTCCAAACAACTTCACCAGATGGCGCGACAGCTCTCTTGGATGCTTCCCTTGGAGCAGTCCCTGACGCAGCAGTTTGTTAAGTTCCGCCTTCAGCATATCCTGATGCATCCAGATGCGGTCCGAATACTTGGCATTATGGAAAGAAGCGTTCACAATCGCATGTGCCGCCTGCGCATTATCCAGAACCGTATCCCCAAGGATTCCCGCCTGCCGCCCAAACTCCTCCAACGTCCGTTCAGTCAAAATCTGGTCATAATACTTCTGGAGTTCGTTGAAGCCGTCCACCAGCTCCAGCCCGATATTCGCTTTCAGCATCTCCAAGCGGTTAATCTTCATGGTAGCATTGTAAAGGCGCATTTCCTCATTAGCCTCTTTAGAAAAATCCTTCTCCTTCACATACTTAGCTGCCTTACGCCCATACGCCTCCATATCCAGCTCCGATACCCGCTTCTTGGCCTCTGACAGCGTAATACCTTCCTTTTTCGCATATTTCGTATAAAACCCGTTAATCTCCTTCTGGATCTGATCCATCATATAATCATAAATACTGCCAATATGCCTCTGGTATTCCGCCTCTTCGGTTATGTAATACTTACGCTGTTCTTCTTCCCGCTCTTTCCAATATATCTTACTTCCCATCAAAATCACCAAACATACGATTTGTTACCGTATCATTCTCTACTCTATTCTTTTCTTTCTCCATCCTTTCCATCTCTTCTGTAATATTTTGCACAATGGATAATACAGAAAGCTGTGTTTCTTTTGAAACCAGCCCCTCTAACTGCGAAGCAGCCGCTACTTCCTCCGTAATATTTTTAGGCAGGTTGCGCGTCGTTTTAATATCCACCTGCCTCCATGCATCCGGATCCGGCACATTCGTAGACAGGGAACAGAATATCTTATACCTCTTCCGTAATGATTTCTCTATCTTCCTGTCAAACCCAAGTGCCATATTACTCATAGCTTGCAGCTTATATGCAAGCGCAATGCCGGCAGTAGCCGTGCCATAATTTTCATCAGATATATTTGCTACCATTGAAACCTGATAGATCAGCTTTTCCAGACGGTTTAAAAGATTTTCCTGCGTACCGTCCGCAGTCGGCTTCTGAAGGAACTGGACAAGGATATCTTTTGCATCATTTGTGCCATACATATTAATGATCCTGTTATCTCGAATCTTATACACCCCTTCCTCGTCCAGTTCAGCCCCCAGGACTGCAAGATACGCCTCCGCAAACGCATCCACATCATTCGCTTTCTCTCCGATTGTATGATTATAGGTTTCCACAAGACCGGTAACCTCTTCAAAAATTCCTATGCGCTCATCATTCAGCCGGTATTCTACACATGGAATATATCCATATGGGTTATCCTGCGGCTCAAGCTTCTCGCTGCCCTCAAACGGCTCTATCTGTGTCCGGGTCAGTATCTCCCCATACCGCCGCCCCATATAATCCCCTTCCGTTCCATGATACCCATACCGTACCCCAAATAAAGCCCTGCCCTTCACCGTATCATCATATACAACAAACAACTCCTTCGGCGTACAGACTGTCATCTTTGTCTGTGCATCTTCGTCCTGATAAAGATATTCCCAAGCATGTCCGTAAATACACGCCTTCCGGAACAGTTCATATTCGTGATCTGTAATCTCATTGCTGTCTTCAAACCCACAGATAGAATCTTCAATCTCTTTAACCGGATGTGTCTTCTTAATCGGAATACCATAAGCATATCCCAAAAATGTCTCTGTAATATACCGTGGGAAATTCACAGCCAGACGGTTATCCGGCTTCCAATCCGGCTTCTCTGGCTGTTTATATACATCATGAAATCCTTTATACAGATTTTCCAGATACAGATATCTCTGCATTCTGGTTTCATGCTTTCTGATATATTCTTCCACCAGTTCCATTGACACGCCATTTTCTACTTTCTCCGCGCTGCACAACAATGGTTCTGGCAATAAATATGGTTTTTTCCTTCTATGCATCTAAATTCCTCCTTTGAAGGTTTTTAATATAACTCGATTCGGCTTTCTCCATCCCTCAACACCGTACCGCAATGCCGCCATTGCATCATCCATAACCGGTACTGGCTCATCAAGATATTCTCCTGTTTTTTCATCCTTTTTCCATTTCCACTGCTGGAGTTCTTTCATAGTATTTATACACTGTGGATGAACATATATCCTTCGTTTGATTATTCTGTCCTTTTCCACAATGCCCTTTAACCAATCGATCTGAGCAGATTGATATTTCTTTTCTTTTGTCTTCTCCTTCTCGACTGCCTTTGCCCTGAACCCAGCGTTCTTCCAAGTTATAATCCTATCTGGCTCCGCACTGTCGCACCACATAATCCTGTTTGCTGGAATCCCTTTTGCAATTGCAAGCGAAACAATCTCAGATGACTCTTTTTCATACACATAGATTTCATCAATGATATAGATATTGTCATCCTTAATTCCTAACAGCAAAATCGCATTTGCATGGTTAAAACCAAAATCCTGTCCAATCGCCACATCATCGTAATCATCCAGATTCTGTGAAATATCTGCTATTTCCCAATTGTGTAGAATCAGCCCGCCGATCTCTCCCCATTCCCCCAAGCCATAGATTCGATACCCTTCTGGGTCTACTTCTTTACGCCTTTCCATTCTGGCATGATATGCAGCATCAATGAACCGGTTGTCTAGATATGTACTGTGATGTGTCAGAACATTTGGATCACGCCTATCAAAAAAGACCTTCTTGATCCAGTGATTCTTGTTCACCGGATTGAAGGTCATCCTAATTTGATAAAATTGTCCTGATGGAAGTTCTCCACGGAGACGGTCGTCTATAATCTCCAAATCTGCCTGCGTCAGTTCTGTAGCTTCTTCTATCCACACATCGGTCAATTTTCCTAGCTGAAATGTAATAGATTTCAATTTCTCACGCTGTTTCTCATCATTAACACCGCGAAATATAATCTGATTGCCATTCACTTTGCAGGTAATCTGCAGTGGACTCTGCTTAATGTTCCAATAGCGGTCCGTTCTATCTCCAAACATCCGATACGCCGCCCCAGTAAGTTCTGCATAAGTGCTGTCCCGGTTCGTAATATCAGATTTTCGGATACATACCAGATTCCGCCCTTTATCCTGAAGCAGGCGGAGAAGATAATTCTGCGCTGTATCCACACTCTTTCCGGATCCAGCAGAACCTTTCATGACAATGTAACGCTTCCTGCTCCTGTCAGCTTCTTTAAAACAAGGATTCGCTCTTACACTAATATTCATGAAGAATCATCCTCGCCGTAATCAACCGTAATATTCAGATCCATGTCCATATCTATATCCAGCTTATCCTTGAACAGGCCGAGATGCTTGCCTAAATCTACCAAAGCAGACTTTTTATCATATAATTTCACTTCACGCTCTGTACCAAATTCATTCGGCTTTATCTTTACAGACTGAATACACGCCAGATCATCCTCAGAAGCATCCTCCTTTATCTTCGCTGTCTCCGGGTCTATTATATCGGTGATTTTTGCAAAACCAATCCTTGCAAGCTCCTGAAGGACGCGATCCTGATTGATGCCGGTACGCTTACTCCGGTCAGCCATCGCTTTTGCAATTGCGTTTGAAATAACAAGTTTTGACAAGTTTTCAGAACCTATCTGCTGTGCTGTACCAGGACTATATCCTGCTCTGATAGCCGCCTGAGTAGCATTAAGATCAATCAGATATTCTTCTACAAACCTTTTCTGTTTCTTCGTCATTCAGTCTCACCACCTCTCAGTTCCGGCTAATTTACTGCATTAGAAAGGCACCCTGGTGAGGGTGCTTTGATTGTTATTATTTCTTCATTTACATTTCATACATGGGATAAAAAGAACAATTTTATAAAAACGAACG